AAGACACCGCTTTTGGCACTAACTCACGCAGTTACACCGCTGGCCTTGTCAACAACGAAGTGACCTTGACGATGTACGCGTCGTTTGCAGCAACCGAAACTTACGCAACGTTGTTCCCATTGGTTGGCACTAAGACCAACATCACCTTGACCCCAGCGTCAGGTGCAGAGTCAGCAACTAACCCGAAGTTTATTTTGACTGGTTGCTACCTTGAGTCGTTGCCAGTTATTAACGCATCCCTTGGCGAATTGTCAACCTATGACATTACGTTCATGGGTGGCGCGCTGACGCTTGACGTAACCGCATAAATAACGGCTCCAAGCCGACATAGGAGAAACATGAAGATCAAGTTGCAGTTAAAGCGTACGCCCGACAGCGCACCCGAGTATTACTACACAAACCTGTTTGTAGTCACCGAGTGGGAACGCCTTGAGCGTCGCAACATTCAACAGCTCTCCGCAAACCCGTTGTATTCGGATTACGCCTGCTGGATGCACACGATCTTGAAAATTAAAGGCGAACAAGTTGGTGACAACTGGCGCGAATGGTTAAGCAAAAACCCTGACATCGACATTCTGCCGGTACTGGACGAGACAGACCCAAACCCTACGGACGCGGCACCTACCGCCGCCAACTAGCAGAGATTTTGGTCGCGGTCGGTTGGTGGCCTAGCGACATTGTGTTTGACGCTCGAGATATGGCAACGGTCATTAAAGTGCTTAACGAGGCAAACAAAAAAAGGAAATAACGTGGCGGAAGTATCGGCAAAGATTGAGGTCGTAGGGCTTAAGGATGCTTTAAAGACCCTCAACAAGATTGACAAATCTTTGCGCCGAGAAATCACCAAGGACTACAAGAAGATCGTCCAGCCTGTTATTGACGATGCAAACAAACTTGTGCCTACTGGCGTTCCGTTGTCTGGTATGGCGCGCAACTGGCAAACCCGATCAGGGTTCCAAATCTTGCCGTGGATACCTGGCATGAAACAAAAGATCGCTGCCAAGATCAATACTCGAGCGATTAAGGAATACAGCGGAAACAAAACCAATGTGGGCACGTTCGCCATTCAATGGAAAGGCGCAACTGGCACAATGTTTGACACGTCCATGTCTGGCTCATTAGGGCGCGCGCTAACTGCACGCTATGGCAGTCGTTCGCGAGTAATGTGGAAAGCGTACGAGCAACGCCAAAACGATGTCATGTCCGAGATGGAGCAACTGGTGAAGCGCGTCATGGATGAAGCGAACAGAGAGACCGCGTAATGGCAATCAATATCCCGATTATTTCAGAGTTTGACGGCAAAGGGATTAAAAAGGCTATTGCCCAATTTAAGCAACTAGAAACGACATCCGAGAAAGCCCAGTTTGCAATTAAGAAGGCGGCGGTGCCGGCAGCTGCCGCGCTTGGCGGTTTGGCGTTGGCGCTTGGTGACGCAACCAAGGCCGCAATGGAAGACCAGCAAGAGCAAGCGGCATTAGCCCTAACCTTGCAAAATGTGACTGGCGCTGGCGCTGCACAGACCGCACAGATTGAAGATCAGATCAGCGCAATGTCTCGAGCGTCTGGTATTGCTGACACCGAGTACCGCAAGAGCCTTGAAGCTTTAGTGCGCGGTACAAAAGATGTTGATCTTGCCATGAAGGATATGAACCTTGTCATGGACATCAGCACAGCGTTGCAGATGGATTCCAGCACCGTTGCTGACGCGCTTGCCAAGGCATACCAAGGCAACTTCAAGGCGCTTCGAGGGTTGACGCCAGAGATGGCAACAATGATTAAAGAGGGCGCAAGCCTAAACGAAGTCATGGACGTGCTTGGCGGAACGTTCGGCGGTGCTACCGCTGCAAGCGCAGAGACCGCAGCAGGCAAAATGAAGATTCTGTCTAACTCCATCGGCGAAACCAAAGAGTCAATTGGCGCCGCGCTCTTGCCAGTAGTTGAGGCCGTGCTCCCGATACTTAACAAGTTTGCTATGTGGGCACAAGACAACCCACAAGCATTCCTAGCAATTGCTGGGGCTATCGGAGCAGTAGCCGCCGCAATCGTTGTTACAAACATAGCCATGGCGCTTAACCCGTTTGCCCTGATCGCTGCCGGCATCGCATTGTTGGTAGTTGCGCTTGTTACCGCGTACAACAAATTTGAATGGTTCCGTGACGGCATTAAAGCAATTGTCAACACCGTGATCGGGTTTTTTGCTGGCATGGTTAACGCTGCAATTGGCGCGGTTAACGCAATTGTGAGCGCCTACAACTCAATTCCTTTGTTGCCTGATTTGCCTAAAGTGCCAAACTTGCCTGTGCCACAGATTGGCGGAACACCGACACAAGTTGCTGGGCGTATGAATCTTCCGCGCTTGGCCGAAGGTGGCATCGTGTCAAGTCCTACGCTTGCCCTGATCGGTGAGGCTGGCCCCGAGGCAGTCGTGCCTTTAGATCGCATGCAATCTGGTGGTGGTATCACTATCAACGTCACAGGCGGTCTTGCCACAAGCGCAGAAATCGGTGAATCGGTTGTTAACGCCTTGCGCGCCTATTCGCGTTCCGCTGGGCCGTTGCAGTTACAGGTGGCCTAATGCCAGGCGTAGCGGTCGTTGACTCTGGCAACTATGACCTACAAATCGCCACAGGGTTTCAGGTTGACGCCTTTATTCTTGATGACTCATTGCGCGGCGTATTAGATAACACCGAGTATGTGCTTGACGGCACAACCGAGTTTGCCAATGTCATGGACTCGACTGTCAGCATCAACGTGCGACGCGGTCGCCGTGACGTGGGAGATCAGTTCAGCGCAGGCACAATGACATTCACCATTCAAGACGTGGACGGCATCTTCAACCCGTTTGACCAAAACAGCCCGTACTACGACACACCACAAGCAAAGCCAGGGCTTGCACCATTGCGCGAAGTACGACTAATCCGTTACAGCTCAACCAATGTGCCCGAATCATTGTTCAGCGGATATGTCGTCAACTACGACTACAACTTTGCACTCGGCGGTCTTGACACCGTCACCGTATATTGCGCTGACCAGTTCTACCTACTCGCACAAACATTCCTAGACGAACTCAACGTCACCCCAGAAACATCAGGCGAACGCATAGAAACCGTCCTAGACCTACCAGAAGTTGATTTCCCAGCAGGCGCTCGAAGCATCGCAACAGGCACCGTCAACTTAGGCCACGACAGCGACTACACCGTGCCGGCAGGAACAAACGTGTTGCAATACATCACCCAGATCAACGAAACCGCTGAGTTTGGGCGTGTGTTTATGTCAAGGGCTGGCGTGTTCACTTTCCAAAATCGCATTGGGAACACGTTAAGCGCGCCTGTTGCATCGTTTAATGATGACGGAACAAACTTTAAATATGACGGGGTTGGCATCAGTTTTGAGGCTGACTCGGTTATTAACCGCGCGGTGGTAACAGGGTTAGACGGCAAGACCGCTACCGCCACAGATACAGGGTCTATCGCAACCTATTTTATTCAGACAACAAGCATCACAAACAGCCTGCTACATGAACAAACAAGCATTGATGACGCTGCCGACTATCTGCTTAACCCAGAGCCCGAACCGCGCTACACGTCCGTGGCAACCAAATACCTGATGTTGACCACAGCCCAAAAAGACACTTTGGCAACCGTGGATATTGGCGACACTATAAGCGTAGAAAAGACGTTCCCTAGCGGTACTGGCACAACCCAGTTGGCTCAAGAGCTGTCTGTTGAGGGCATTGAGCATCGGCTGGATTTCAGCACAGGCCACAGCGTCCTTTACAGCACCGCGCCGACCACGATCGTGTTTGAGTTGATATTGGACGATGCGGTGTATGGCACACTCGACGCAGAGAATGTTTTAGGATAAGGAGCACTTATGGCAACACCAACTACACTTCCAGCCAGTTTTACCGCTGGGCAGGTTTTGACCGCTGCACAGATGAACAATTTGCGTGGCGCGTTTCGTGTTTTGCAGGTTGTTCAAGCAACTTTTGCAACATCAACTTCGACCACTTCCACAAGTTATGTGACAACAGGGCTAAACGCAACTATCACGCCATCATCAACCACTTCTAAAATTTTAGTCATGGTGACTGTGCCAGCACGGAATGCAAGTTCTGCAGGCGCAGGTTATTTCACAATTTTTAGAGGCACAGTCGCAGGAACAAACCTTTTAGGTTCGTTT